ACCTGACCCGCAAAGCCTGTAAATCTCTCAATAGCAGAAACTCCCAAAAGCTTTTGAGCTTGAGCCATAATAGAAATGTACTCGACTTTTAAATCAATACCCTGAAGCTCTTGAGGCGGCGGCGGGATTAAACCTTGCTTTACATGAATATCAAAAACAATATCTGTCATGGGATCTAATAGATCTTGATTCAATTGCTCTAATACTGGTCCAAGAGCTAAGAGTTTCTCTTCATGCCGCTCTTCAATCTCTCTTGCTGTGATTTGCCTTCTATCTGTATTTGCAAGCATTAAAAACAAGTCCTCATAGAACGCTCGTTGAATTCGACTTCGAACTTGATTTTGCTTCATTTCCATTTCTTGAATTCTAAAGTTGATCTCATGAGATGGTCTAAATCCTTGCTGCCCTGATACTGTATCAACATAAGTGATATCGCCCGGCAATATACTTGCTGCTGAGTTTTTTAAAGATGTTGGCCCTGTCATAGGAGGCCGGACCATTTTATCAACAGCCTCCATAACTCGCTTCTCGCCATGCTGAAGCTGCTTCACGTCCCCTAAAGCTTCCATGCCAGGACAAGACGTTCCATATACATCCTCACCAGTTGTCTCCCATCTCGGACATAGGATTGGAAAATAATCGAAGCCCCCCTCTTCAAGCAATCGATCTTCGTATGTGGAATCCATTCCAGAATTTGTTCCGGTCTCGTAATAATATGAAATAAACTTTTTGAATTTAGGAAAAGGATTGTTTCTTTTATAGTCTTTATTCGGCATGATAACATGAGTCACGTCTATCCAAGACTGATACATCCCTTGATCATATAAATTTCTTACATGAACTGAAAATTTAGACCAGTCTGGCTTGCCTGTTTTTTCATCAACCTTGCCGAACTGCTCAATAAGCTGAGCCACTGTCATTCTAAATTCTCTGTAAAAAGTATTTACCCTGCCGTTTTGACCTTTCGCAATCATGTAAGATCCAACAGGAAACGATTTAAAATGAATCACTTCCCCAGTAAAATCCTCTTCAATAGAAACAGGAGCAGTACCAAAAACACCAAGGTCTCCATACATAACAGGTAATATATTATAAAGATTCGATTTTAAATAAGACGTGGCCATAATTCTTTGAACGTCATCGAGCCATTTTTTAACTGCTCCGAACTCTGCAAGGTCTGGGTCTGGCGTAGTCAAACGAAACCAAGGCCGAGCAGGTGAAGTTATACCTGCCATCATTCCAGATCTTAAAGTTCTAGCTGCAAGTGTTGCAGTTGAATCAATAATCTTTTGATTTTTTTTCTCGCCCCTATTTGCTTCCGTAATGCTAAACCTAGATCGGCGGGGAAGTATATAATCAGAAATATCTCTCCAATGAGAAATAAATGAAGATCTTTCAGAGTCTAATTGATTTTTAAGAATGTCTAAATGATGACGTTTTGATTTATACATTTAACTACCTAATAAAGTTTTGCCAGATTGAGGAGCAGCTGAATCGACAGGAGTTCCAAGCGGAGAGGTCAGGATTGTCGAAGATCGACCTTTCCCTGACATCATTCGCTGTCTGTTTTTTGCCGTAGCAAATTTAGATTGCTCTTGAGATTTAGCCTCTTGCTCGGCCATTTGCTTTTCTCTTTTTTCTTGAGCAATCCCTGCCTTTCTTGACTCTTCTTTCATGGCTTCCTTTTGTTTTGTTCCGGTAAATACTTCACCAACATCGCCAAGACTTTGATTTACAAAATTCTCTAGTGAATCAAAATATCCGCCGCCGCCACTGCCGCCCATATTAAACCTTCTTTCCTAGCAATAAATCGACGGGCTTATATCCCATCTTTTCTAAGAGTTTTGAATATCCATTGTCATAATCAACAGGAGCCCCACATAAAAAGTATTTAGCGCCATAGTCTTTCAGAACATTTTCAGCATACTTTATGAGCTTTGGAGCTATTCCTCTTTTTGTTTTTCTATATTCTGGCTTTATATAAATCACATCTTGATAAGCCTGTTTTGCATTTACATGAGGATGGCGATTCAGGAAAAATGTGGTGTAGCCGACTAGCTCTTTATTAATTCTCGCAGTAAACGCGAACCAGCACTTACCTATTTCAAGTGCGTCCATAAGATCAGTATTAAGATCAAGGTCGAGATTATTATGCCATGAAGTCTCTTTGAAGTTCTCGTATATTAACGGCATAACTTCATAACGAACATCGCTGAATTTCTCTTGCTTGATTTCTATTTCCACTTTTCAAAGCGTCATTTAATTTTATTTAAGAATCAACCTCTTTATCGTAATCCATTGGATTATATTCGGACTTTAGTCGAATAGGTTTTTTCATAAGCATTTGATCAAAAGATCCTGCAGCCTCATCCAAAGCAAATGTGAGGCACAGAGCGTCGGCAAGATCCGGCGAATAACCAAGCCGCTCTTTGATAAGGTCCTTTGATTCAAGCTGAAACTTCCCATTCTGAAATGTGTACTGAGGGGCAGTGAGTTCACGAGCAAGCTCTGGCATATTAGGAAGTGCGCCTCCGCGCTTAATCCATTCAGCCATCTTAAACCACATTTCAGACCTCTTATTAAAGTACGCTGGATCTGTAGCTTTACCTGAGAAATGAATCTCAAGAGGTGAGCCGCCAGCTTGCAAGAGCTGATCGACAACGCCTGAGCCATAGCCTCCAGTGCCATCAACTAATTCTAGTTCAGACTCCCATTTGATCTTAGCCTGCATTACTCTGGCTGCGATCTCTGGTGTCCTTGCACCTTGCATGATTGCTGGCATGAATGCTCTTAAGCCTTGGCGTGGGAATATAACAGTGCGATCTGCGCCAAACCTGGCAACGTCAATTCCTAATCTCTTCTGCGACCACATATAATCTTTCTCATGATACTTTCTCTGCATGGCCATTGAGACCTCATGCGGACCAAGCAATGAGTTGATCGATGATGGTGGAAACCTGCCAAGGACGTTGACAATATACCATGGAGAGTCCGCGCCGTACTTATCGCGCTGTTCTTTAGCCCATTGTAAAGACACCCTTGTTGATCGCTTTGGATTATCAGGATCAGATGTGATCTCTGTAACGTGCCATAGGTGACGCTCGTTCGTTGCTGCTCGATATAGTGGCCCTTCAAGGTGTGTTGGATTTCCAGCCATGATGATCTTGGTTTCAATACCTGATGCAAGACCTGCTTCGGCTGCAGCCATCACGCCTAACGGTATACCTCCAGCCTCGTCTAACACAAAGAGGACGTAGTCTGAATGAATTCCAGCTAATGAGTCAGCTTGTGCACCTGAGTCACCAGACTTCGACCATGTACGCGCTGACATAAACCATGTTTCAGGATGATCTTTTGCAAAGATTCTAGTCTTGGTCCATTCAAAATATTTTTTAAGAAACTCATTTTTGTTTTGCCATTTTGCCATCTCGGTCCAGAGACCATCAGACAAGTTGTCATAAGATATAGATGTGGCAACGATCTTTGGTTCTGGTCTAGTTAATAGGAAGTTCCAAGCACACCAAGCAAGAAGAGTTGACTTCCCTACGCCTTTGCTTGACTGCATAGCAAGGCGTTGATTGTTAGGAAACGCCATAAGAACATCTTGTTGCCAAGCATCTGGTTCAACTCCAAACACTTCGCGAACAAACAGAACTGGGTTCTCTCTATATGCCTTTAATTTGCTGGATAGTTCGTGCATCTTTTAAAGCAGACCTTCTTTTTCTTTGCCTGTCATTAAAACAAGCTCGACACCTTCGTTCATTTTTTAAATAGGTTACATTAGGATCTATTAATTCATGACCTTTGTCGCAATGGGTTCTATTTGAATTTTGATTTCTAACTCTGCCTTTTCTCGACATGTCTTTCATATTGTCTGATTGAGTACCTAAAAACAAATGATCTGGATTTACACACTTAGGATTGTCGCATTTATGACAAGCAAATAATTCTGATGGAGGGATTTCGCCGTACTTTAATGCCCACGATACTCTGTGCGCTCTTCTGTGTTTGCCTTTGTAATAAAATTGGCCATACCCTTTTTTATCGAGACACCCAGTCCATTCCCAACAGCCATTGTTGGCAACGATAAACTTATCTTTAAACCTTTGTATCATCCGAAAAAGATTTAGTAACAAGATCGCTTAACGTCAACGATCCAATGTGCTCGACCTGCTCAGTCAAGAGCTTGAGATTCTTGGCCTGCATTTCAATGGCCTTAACTTTATCAATGAACTTAATCTTTTTAAGGATGCCTGTTTGAATGCGCTCCTCGCCCTTGCCTTCAAATAAATCAGAAACATCCATACCGACGATAGCCTTGGCCACTTCATCTGGCCAGTCTTTGGGAGGCAGTACTGAACCGTCATCAGCTAATACTTTTCTGATATCAAAGTATGAGAGCTCTTTAATCTCTTTGAGTATTCTTTCGCGAGCCCATTCTTTCCGGTCCTCAAGAGCTTTGTTGTATAAGTCAAGCCTATATGCATCTTGTTCAATCCATTTTTTAATGGTCGTGTACCTTATTTGATGAAGCGCCGCGACATCAATTAATGATCCACCTTCAGCAATAAATAAGCAGATTTTGTCGATGGTTTCATGGTCAGAAAAGAAACTAAATTCACGTTCAATTTGAGTCATTTTTTTAATGTAACAAAATCTTACAAAACGGCAAGTCTGAAAAAAAGTGTCCACGTGTACACGGATGTACACGGATAAATTCCATATAGGAATAAAATACGAGGAGTAATAGGGCGCTGCTGCTAAGTACTTGATGCGCTATGCGTCATTCACTTGTCTCAAAACAATTCATCAATATTTTAATAGTTATATGATTTATCTGTGTACATCTGTGTACATGTGTACATTCAATGATTACAATAACTTAACGCACTATAGCCATCTGTGTACAACCCGTGTACAACCCGTGTACATGTACACGGATAGAATTAAAATGTACACGGATAAAGTTTTCCACAAAACATGCCGATAAGATAAGCATGAGACTAGTTAACACGTTGTGGTATTGGTATCTAATTGAGGCAGCTGATAAGAGCAAAAGAGGACCTATTTGGGAGATTACTTCCCTTAAAAACGAGTCCGATGAAGATAAAAAAAATATCTTAAACAAGCTAAACAGCTTGGCAAAGTCTGAATTCTATATTAATTCTGAAGGGTTTCTTTGTTCTAGAAACTATTTGTTTCTTCAATCACGCGAGTCCAAAGCCTAATAGTCCTTCGCTCTTTATCCTTGATATATTTCTGTTCAAATCCCAAAGCCTTTAAAGATTTAGATATAGACTTTTGAACCCTTAGATCAAGTCTTGATGGATCACCATGAAGGGCATCAATCCATACATCAGATGTCGTGAATTTTTCTTTGCGGCCTTCCCATGGTTTATGAGGATTACCCTTTTCAAGCCATACTTGAATAAACTCCTCAAAAGGATCTTGTTCGCGCCTTGCCTCTTGTTCAGCCTTAGCAAGCTCAGGGACCTCATGCCATGTGTGACCTTGCTTATACAGCCACAAAGCCTCAGCGAATAACGGATCCCTGTTTTGCTTGATATAATCAATGTCGCAGATCTTAACTCTAATGGGCCAGAATCTTCGGCCTCCAGTTTCGTCCTGGAGATACTTGTCTTTATTGGTTGTCCCGACAAATACGCATGTCCTTGGTATATCTATAACAGACCTGCCATAAGATGGGCGGTATGAGTCCACAGAACAACTGAGTTTTTTCTTAATTAAAGTAGAGTCTGACTTTCTAAACTGATCTAATTCCCCGAACTCTACAATCATGCGTCCTAATAGCCCCTGCTCGAAGTCCTTTGAGTCAAGGGATGAGTTAGCCTCAGCGAACCAATCGCCAGCTAATACCTTTAATGACGTTGATTTAAACGTGCCCTGTCCACCCTCAAGGATAACCATCGTATCAACCTTACAACCTGGGTTCATTACCCTTGCGACAATTGAGATAAAGAAATTTCTAGACACTGCCCTTGAATATTCTGAGTCCTCAGCGCCCATGGCCTTCTGAAAGAAAGTCTCAAGCCTTGGCTCGTTATCCCATTCAGTGCTTTGAATATATTCTCTGACCTCGTTCTTTGGGTTCATGTGAGCCGCGATCTGTATGGCATCCCAAACAGTATCCTTCTTTAAGGTTGTGAGCTCATAAAACCCTTGAAGCCTTGCCGTAATCTGAAGCCATGAGATGTCATTCAAAGGTCTGCGCTCACCGTTCCAGTCCATAAATACTCTGTGATGAAACGTATCAAACCAGATATGACTTCTGAACTCATCAATGTGACACAAGATCTTGGCGATATTATCAGATGAGATGGCGACCTTGCCGGTCTTTTCATTCATCTTAAGCCCTGCCTCGATATACATTAAGGTCAGATTTCTTGAAACCCTAACCTCTGTTTCAACAGGAGGCGCTTCAGGCACGGCCTGCTCAGGTTCCATGATCTCAACATTTGCATAAGTGACAGGCTTTGTAATGTTTCGAACTAATGGCTTCGCCCATTCAACTAATCTTTGGTGATTCATCCCTTCACTTAAGGCATCAGCTGCGTCCCATCCATCAGTCCGGTCTGTCTCAATAACCTTAACCTCTTGGCAGAATTCAACAAGGACTTGGGACAAGTGAGCCATGCACTTAATGCCAGCCTCATCAGCATCAGGCCACAATAAAACTTTACGACCATGGAGATTATCCCATCCTGCTTTATTTACAGACTGCGCGCCGTTTGGCCAGGTCGTAGCAATGTAAGCCGATGTAATTTTACTGGCAGCATCTGCTGCTTTTTCTCCCTCACATATAAGCACTGGCTTGTCAGGGTTTTTAAGAATTAAATCTAAGTTATATAATGGACGAGGCGCTGGCCACGCTCTTGATACCCATCTGCCTGATTCGTCATAGCTAAATGGTTTAAATTCTTTGCTGCCATCTGGTAAGTTGTAACGGTAAACGTAAAACAACGGATCGCCTTGACCGTCACGGTAACACCATGTAAATGCTGGGCCTGATCCTAAATGGATTTGTTGTGGAGGGGCGGCATTTGATGGGGGTTTAATCAGTGCAGCCCTGTCCTTTTTAATCTCAACAGGATAATTAAATTGCGGTTTTTTAACTTCGCCTAAATAATTTTGCTTTAATTCTTTTGCCGCTTGGCCATTATTTAAGTTCTTACATTTTGCATAATAAGAAATAACATCATGACCTCTTTGATTTGTATCTGCAAAGTCAGCCCATTTGCCCGTGTTTAAATTAATTCTAAATGATGTTCCCTTGCCGCCGCGAATGCTGGCTGCAACGTACTCATTGCCCTTGATCTCTCCCCCTGGGCAAAGATCAAAGACGATAGAATTTATGTAAGGTCGCAGCTGCTCTGCGATCTCTTTAAAATCAAAGCTCTGATTTTGATTTGTCATTTAGATCATCCAATGAATAAATAATTTTTCCAATGCCGCCAGCTTTATTGATCGCCTCTGTAAATCTAATCTGATCCTCTGTTGCTTTATATCTTGGAGTCTTGCATTCAATACCAGTAAAGACTGCGACATAAGTTCCAACCATCTCAGGAGTTATCAAGACACGTGTCCAACCAATAAGATCAGATGAGCCTTTGCAAAGTCCTGCATGAAGAGGTCTTGCGTTTTTAATAAGAACATCTGCAGGAGTTACGCGAAAAGATGTTTCCATCGGAGGTTTAAAGAACTTACTCCCTACCCATCCAAAGCCAGTGTTTTGCCGAAAGATTCTGTTTCCTGATTCTGTGAAATGATATTGAACAAGATTGATAAGTTCTTTTTCGCTTGCCAAGATAGCCCCCAACTAAAGAGATGTTATTTATTTAATTTCTTGCGCTGCCTTGATTGCATCACATGATGAGCCCATCTGTGAGGATGGCTGTAACCACGAGATATTCCGAGTGCGACAAGTTCATCTTTAGTTTTGGCCTTGGCCCTGTCTACATCTATTTTTGTTTTTCTGAACTGCGTCTTGTCGATTTCTTTTAATTCAGTCGCGTCAAATTCTGGCAAAGCATTTTGAGTTTGTTCCTTAATGAAGCTATGCCCACATTCTTTGCACGTCTTTGCAAGCGATGGCATCGCGGCAAAACAAACAGGGCATACCTTTACAGATCCAATATCATCTTTTGGTTTTTTCTTAACGCCATCAAGTGACCACTCCCTATGATCATCGGGTAGCCCATGCTTTTTAAACAATCCTACATGATCTAAGTAAATGATATGATCTTTACCTGGATGTGGACGAAGGCCTCGGCCCATCATTTGAATAGCAAGAGATGTTGACTGAGTAGGTCTTAGAAAAGTAATACACTCAATCGCAGGGATATCTAGACCAGTTGTTACAAGATCAACAGAAGTTAAAATCTTAAGTGATCCTGCTTCAAATCTTGCCAGGGATTCTTTTCGATCCGACCTATCTGTCTTTCCATCTATGTGCTCCGCATAAATACCTTCAGATATAAAAAAATCGCGAACAAATATTGAGTGCTCAACCGATGCACAGAAAACAAGATTCCTTTTTCCACTACATTTTGTTTTATATTCAGCAACAGCGTTGCCAGTGATTGATTTATCCATCATCTTTTCTTCAATATCTGACTTTACATAATCACCCATCCTAACTTTCAGGCTTGAAGAGTCGAATTCTCTTGGCGCAAAAGCCCTGTAGTCACAAAGAAATCCATTTTGAATTAACCATGAAACATCAGGACCATTAACCATATGAGTAGCGAACAGCCTAAATCCTTGCCCATCTAGCCGGCAGGGAGTAGCCGACATTATAATGTGATACGCGCTATGGAAGTACTCATAAACAGTGGCCCATGTTCGAGCTTGTATTGAATGTCCCTCATCCCAAAAAATTAAATCGGGCCGAGGTAATTCTGCAAATCGTCTATACAAAGTTTGAATAGAACATATCTGAATAAGGCAGTTTTTATCTTGAGTAAATCCTGCTGCAATAAATCCAAAAGATAAACCAATCTTATCTAAAGCCCTGGCTGTTTGAAGAACAAGCTCAACTCGATTACAAATAAACCAACATCTTGTTTTTTTTAATGAAGCAAGACGAATCATCTCTGCAGCAATGGCAGTTTTTCCAGACCCAGTGACGCTCTGAAGAATTATAGCGCGATGTCCTTCGCGCATTGATTGCTTAATCTCTTCAATTATTTTTATTTGATAATCTCTTAAGACCAAATTGATTTCTTCCGATCACAGGTTCAACGTTAATTATATCTTCAATTGTCCATCCATAGCGAAACCGTGATCTTGCCGCGTAGTATTTAATATTATGCTCTTCGCAAAAATGAGATAAGGATCTGTACTCTTTCCCATTATAAAAAATCTTTTTGCATTTTCTAGTATTCTTTCCTTGATCTGCCATTAAAATAAATCTGCAATTTTCTGGGCAATAGTTTTTGTTTGAGTCAATCCTATCTATAGACAGACCCTTTCTATAACCGCTCAAAATTGCCCAGTTGTAAAAAGCTTCAAAACTTTCAAGCCATTCTTTACATACAGAAATGCCGCGATCACCATAGAACCTATAGTCCTTTGATCTTTTGTCGTAGCATCTGTATTTCATTTTATGAAGAACGTCGTAAAGTCTTGTAGAATCAGGACTGAAGTTTTTCTTCATGCTTAGCTTCATCGGTTTTCAATACAGTGAGAGTCGATGGGCGCACTTGCTTCATAATAAAATCATGAGCAAAGATAGATCCTTGAACAAACTTATCGATGTCCTCTCGCTTTATTGTAGTCTCTTGAGATGTCATAACAAAATGTCCAGCTGCTAGATTTCTAAAGTCGTCTCGTTTAATTTCCATCATAAAGGTATC